TCAACTAGCGTCCTTTATGTAATCTTTGAACCATCCAACTTTTGTATCTTTTTTCTTGCCTGTATTAGTGTTTTTGGCTTCTCTGAGCGTCGTTTCTTCAAGTAACTTAATAAGAGAAGTGTTCAGTTTTAAAACACGCTTACCGTCTTTATTAATATCTCTAATTAAATGCTTTTTTTCTTGAAGCCCTGTTAAAGCATTTTGCACCGTTCGGCGGTCCACCCCCATTTTTTCCGCGATTTTACGGTTTGATATTATTGCTTTTCCAAAAGATTTTTTAAGAGAAAATACGATACTTACTATATAGGCCTGTGTAATGTTCATTTTTTCCTCAATGATTAAAAAGTAAGGGATTACTATAAATCCTTTCATAAAGTACCTCAATTCATTTTTTTTGCTCACTCTCTAGAAGTATCAAAGCAACTCGGATTACGTCCGACTTACTTCCATTTATGAAATCAGCCGTATCATTAATTAATTTCAATTCTTCAGCGGAAACTCTTACTGTAATCTGTTCAGTTTTGGCTATTTTTTTAGTATAATCCATATTTTACACCCCCTTTTAATTGACGTCTAAGCGATTTTTAATTCTTAAGGTACAAACACCCTCTTAATCTCATTAAATAACAGGTGCTACAAATCTAAGGTCATTCAATAACGTCAAAGCCTTTTCCCGCGACGGAGTATCAAAAGCACTTTTTTTTAAGTCGCGGATTGCGTTTTTTACCCCCTTTATCTCGGTAGTCCCAAATGTATTATATAAAACTTCCGAAGCCATTGCTTCCACAAAAACTTTCCTTTTTTCACTTTTAGCCGGCCCCATTCTATCGAGAAACCCATTATAAAGTGGCGACGCTTGGATATAAATACAATTAGTATTGTCTTTTATTTTATGATTCATCTTTTCTTCCTTTCTTATTTTTTTATGATATATATAATATCAGCAATATAATGCCTATTATCAATAATATCATTTGTATCAAAAGTCCCATTTTCATTTTCTCCTTTTTAGTTTTATAGAGGGTATCTCTACCCCCTATAACTTTTAAAACTCTCTTACAGCGCATTTTCAGGCGTCTATTTTTTAAGTATTATCATTTACCAACGGTTTTCATTCTTTACATGTCTAACTTGCCAAATAATCGCCTTAATATAATCCTCAACATTGACTATGTGATTAGATTGACGGATACTACTTTTCAATCTTGGTAGAAAATCAATTACATGATTTTCTTTAATTCTATAATCGTTGCGGATTTCCTCGACGATATCATGCACTATGATTGCTCGTCCGATACTCAAGGGCTTTGTTTTAACTATCTGGATTGAATGTTGTAGAGGCGTTCTCATTTTTTTGCTCCTTTTTTTTTAAGTATTATAGAGGGTATCTCTACCCTCTATATCTTTTAAAATGCTCTTACATGCCATTCTCAGGCGATTTTTTTTGGCTCTACGCTAATTCTGGTGTCACTGTTACAATTTCTTCAAATATGTCATTTATTTCTTCTAATTCTCTTGATGCCTTAAGATTGTGTCTTACGGTACTAATGTAGTCTATTTCTTGGTCTTGGTCGACGCCGTAATCGTCTAGAATATCATTTATTAAAGTTTCTACTGTGTATGCTCGTTCTTCTGAGAATGCTCTTGTTTTGTATACTTTTTTTGAGTAGTCCATAACTTCCATTTTTTTTGCTCCTTCTTTTTTTTGATTTTCTTGTTCAACGATTTTTCCTAATCCAAGTGCCCAAGCATTATCGTTGTTTCTTTGTTTTTCTTCTAAATACGTGTCTGTTTTTAAGACTTTGTCTTGAGCATCTTCAGTGTTTTCAATTTCTGCTATTTGTTCCATTTTTTCGAAAAGTTGATACGCTTTTTCAAGATTTGCGCTTGATACGACTTTGCCTGTTTCTGTTTCTGTGAGGATTAAGATTTCAACCATTAATTTCTCAAGTTTAAAGTTTCCTTCATTCTCAAACTCTTGATACACTCGATTACCGTCTTTGATTTTCATTTTTATTTTCTCCTTTTTCGATACGTGTTTTCTTATCGATAGTCATATATTACACCCTATGCCTTGCATTTGCAAGACATTTTGTTAAAAAAAAGAAAAACTTTTTTCAGTTTTCCTTTTTTTGTTCTTTTTTTTCTTGTTTTAGCGCCTTGTTTGGCGCTTTATCTTTGAGCAATGCTTTTGGCTTTAATTGATGATTTCTAAATGCGTGCGTATCAAAATCGATTAAATCCTTGATTGTAATTTTTACCGACCCTTTCTGTGGCGGTCTATATTTAATTTGGTGCCTGGATACATATTTTTCGAAATCGCCTTTGATAAAGTCCCGTTTTTTCCTTGTGAAAAATCTTATTTTTGTAGGCCTAATCATAGGTCTGAGGCGTTTTTGTCTAAGCCACGCGCTCAGACTTATGTTAAACTTTGGCGCCACAAAATGCACTTTTTGCGCTATGTTTATCAATTGACCGTCCAGGTCATCGAACGATTGAGCAAGGAGATATATATGAGTAACACCGTCGTGTCTGTGTGTTTGCATAAATTGCTTTAAAGGAATGAAAACTGAATTGTAATTATTAGACCGGTTTAATCGTCGATTAAATTCTTGCGATATTTCATCCAATATTAAAACGCAATTTTTGATTTCTTTTTTCTGTTCAAAATCGCCGAAATATTCTAGCAAATCAATTTTTTTTACTTCTTTAGAAAAAGCGGAGTTCGATATTACTTTCCTTTTTTTCCGCCTGAAGCCCTTGGCAAGCATATGCGCTAGTAATGTTTTCCCCCCGCCTGTATCTCCTGTAATTACATGGATTCCAGGTTTGTATATTTGTGGCTTCAACCAATTTATAATCTTAAAATAAAGATATATAAAAGGGAAAATAATCACAAATACTACCCTTTTTTTCTTCACTTTTTGACCCATTAATTCTTTAGTAATCAATAAAAACGCCCCCCACCCATAAACATGGAGCCAACTTTTCCTACTAGCCGTATAATTAATTTAATAATCAAAGTGAAAATCACGAAAGCAAGCATGAAAGTAGTAATAAGAGCCCATGCCTCTATGAGGCTTGAATAAGACGATAACGGCCCCGTAGGGTTGTAATTGAATATAGTACTAGTTACATATTCATAAAGATAATCAATTAAATACATTATCGAAAACCTCCATTATTGCCTTATATATTACTACCCAAATCAATGTACTGAAAATTGTGGTCCATATGAATTGAGTCGGTGGCATATTTATAAGGTCATTTATGTTATCAACTTGCCCAAATGAAAAAGCGTTTAAAATTATTACACTGAAATATTCCATATAAATCTCTCCTTTTTTTAATCAAATAAGAGGCGTTATCGCCTTTGAAATTGCGGCGACTAGAATTACCCCCACGCCAAACCCTCCGACGAACTCCCAAAGAGCAAAATCGATGAGCCCCACTATTTTAAATTCATAAAACAAAAAGTCGTATATTTCATCAGTGAACCTGAACAATGTTTTATAGTGGTCAAAAACCCACGTGAACCAGTTTATGTCTTGCATTTTATCAACCCCTTATCACTTTTATAATGCCCAAGGTCAAACTAAAGGCGATAGGCACTCCAACGATTAATCCAATCGATAATCCAGGAAGTAATTCAATGGAAAAAATAGCGCCAAACATACCGAAGAACCCTATAATCCAATCAAAGCCGAAATAGGTACCGTCCGCCTGCTCGGCGAAGCCGTCATTAAAACCGTCATTATACGCTATATTATAGGGTCTGTCTCCGATATCAAAGCGAGTGTTGTTTTCCGTCAAAACATAAAGCATGTTATCCTCGTCAAATCCCCATTCGCCTGAAGGAGTATAGTTGTTTTCTCCAATTAATACGCCTTCACTCAAGCCCTCGTCCCTTCCTTGTACATAGCCTTGATTGAACCCCTCGTAATACTCAGTATCGCCGTACGTGCCAGTTGTGAAATCAAACTGTAATGAAATTAAATTATAATTGTCTTGATAGTTTATACTTGACGTAGGCTGGTATTTGACCGCGTCTTTTAACACATAAAAGTTATTAAGTTCGCTTGAAGTGTCATTCTCTCCTAAGAAGTAAAGTGCCTTTTCTTCTTGATAATAACTAAGAACTTTTACTTTTATTATTTCTGAATTGCTCATCCAGGCATCCCAGGTTTCTAGGCGTCCTCTTTCTACAAGGTCCGAACCCTCCAGGGACCAAAATCTAGCCCCATAAGAACTTAAAAAACCGGTTGTAGAATTAATCTCAAAAGGAGTATTATCAGCGCCAAAATCGACGCCCTCGTCCCCTGTTACCTGTATATCATCGTAGAAATAATTATATGATATATTTTGTAATTGATTAAGTTCAATAAATGAAGGGACCACCACTTTATAATACGTATCATTAAGAATATTTACAGTTACGGACTCGTTGCTTTCCTCTCCATATATCATAAAAGTGAAGTCCTTTTCTTCAGATAACCCCTCAGCCGCATAAGTTGAAGGCGCTTTAGTACTTACTAAAGCGCCGACCAATACGATTGCTATAATAAATTTTAGTTTTTTCAT